CGACAACAGCCTCTACGCTGTCATCGTTAATCAAGCGCAGCTCTTTGCCATGGATGACTACGCGGGTGCCCGAGTGGGGGCGAACCAAAATAAAGTCACCTTTCTTGCACCACGGTCCGGTTGGAAACCGCTTTTCATCTTTGTAGCAATCTGGGCCTAGGTCTACGACAAACAACACCGTAGTCAATAGCTCTTCATTGCGGATTGTTACGTCAGCCTTAATCAGTCCGCTTTCCTCAAACTCTTTGTCAATCTCAGGAATGGCGCACAAGATTCGGTAACCGCTTGGCCGGGGAAGCTGCTTGGCCCTGTCTTCGTTTGAAAAGTCGTTGGCGTTTGTAGCCATACTGTCAGTCATCCACTTTCTCCAGATTAGATGCGAGGTCTTGGATAATTCCACACGCAGCCTCAAGACCCCTTATTTGGCCACATGCAAACTTGTACTCTTCAAACGACGTGCAGTTTCCTGCCGAAATGGCTTCCGATAGCATTTGCATGCGATCTTGGTAAGCGCTAATTAGGTATTCAAAGTTACGGTCCATCGCTTACCCCCGTCCCTGCTTGTCTGAAAGATGCTTCAACACATCAATACTGAGACGCGCCATCTCTTCTTCCCGGTTGTTCTTCAAACTCACCGCGGTCTTCAACGCATCAATCCGAGTCCGCTTGTCTTCTGTCTCTGCTTGAGAGGCAATCCGCTCGCGCTCAATCTGAAGCTGTTCAGATTTAAGCTGCGCATCCATCTGATCTTTTTGCGCTTTACGCTGGGCTTCTTGCATCTTGATCTGCAGCTCTTGTTGCTGCATCTGAACCAACGGATCCTGGGCTTGCTGTTGAGCAGCTTGTTGTGAGGCCTCTTGTGAGTTCTTGGCCAGAAGTCTTTGTGCTGCTTGAGCCAACAAGGGCGACAACCGAGCCTCAACCTCAGGATCCATATACTCCGTATCCCCAGATTCATCCGTCATCGGCGGCAGCGGCATGCCAAGTTGTTGCTCAATCTGCTTGCGATACTCAAATCCCAAGTGCTCATTAATATGAGCCATCATCGCAGCGCCCATTTGTTGAGATTGAGGATTGTTCTGCAACAATTGCTGGATCTTAGGATCCTGCATAGCAGCCATGTGGACCTGAATGTGAGCCTGATGGTCCTGATTAATAAATGCCTTAACCGGCTTCATCATCAAAACATTTTGGTTCTCACTCACCGGATCGACCGGACGCATGTCTTCATCCATCGGGACGAGCTTTTCCGCATCCTTAATCCCCATCACTTCCAACATCTGCCGATTGAGTAGCGGCATGTTGAAAAGTTGAGGATTAGACTGAGCCATCTGGAAAACAGCCTGCATCTGAATGATCTTCTGCGCCATCGTCGCAGCGTTCGGATCAGATACCGGAATAACATCTACATCGTCATAGTCCGATCGCTTAGCAAAACGCGTCCCAACATCCGGCTCATACGAATAATCAGGCGGCGTATAGGATGCAATAATCTCTTTGAGCAGGCCCAATTCTTGCTTCATTGAGTAATGAACACGCGCTTGAATCGCGGACATGTTCTTCAATGTTCTTTCAAGAATTGCCAGGGTTGTACCAACTGGAGCTTGAGAGGACATATCACTGATCTGAAGATCAGTTGAGTTAGCCGCCCGTCGACCCTCTTCAACAATCTTATCCATCAAGCCCGCAAGAACCTGACTCGGCTCTTTATAAGGAAGCGGAAGAAGGTTGTCTCTCAGAGTCCCAGAGGGAACGTCAACATCTCGCCACTCTCCCGGAGAGATGGGCGTGTCATCCCCTTTGACCCGCATGCCACGAGTCTTGAAACCACCCGGCAGGTTAGACAACGTCCCCGCATCTACAAGCTGACGAATGAGAGAAGTGCCACTCTTGGCAAACGCGCCAATAAGATGGATCAGACCAAAGTAGTAAAAACCAAAGCCTGGCACGTAGCCATAGTGAACAAAGTGCTGGCGCTTACAGTGAGTAGGATCTCCCTCTTCCCAGTTCCTACGAATAGCCAGGATTTGTTGGGTGCCCTTTTCAATCGTGACTACATAAGGAAGGGCAATCCCAGTGGGTTCACCGTCTTCGTTCGTATGCTCAAAGCCAGCGAGGTCAAGATCCACGTGCATTTCAAGGATCTTGTAGCGATCGTCAGAGGTTGCTCTAAAACCTAGCTTTTCCGCGATCTTCTTCTCGACTTCATCAAGAATGTTATCCGGGGCGCCGAGGTCGATATCCCGATAAAAACCTGCAACCTGCAGTTTTTTGAGCTCGTTCTCCGTCTTGCGCATGACGTGCGTCACACGGGGAGAGGTCTCAAGGTTGGCCGCACCGTACGGGACAACCATATCTTCCGCCGGCACAAAGATAGAGACCTGACGTTCAAAAGAGGGATCGTAGTAAACCTTCTTAAAGGCATTCCCCGAAAGGCCCAGACCCCACAACATTCTTTCGTGTTCTGGGCGGTACTCTTTCATAACATCGGTCAGCTGGTAGTTCATATCAGCTTGAACGCGTTCCGCTGCCTGCTTTTTGTCCGATGTTTCCTTACCAATAATTTTGGTACGCACAGGACCAGCCGCCGGGAAGGTGGCCATCATGGTTTCAGATTGAAACTTAACCAGGGCTTCAGACAACATGGGGTGATAAACACCACACGCCCCTTCCCAAGGTTCTGCTCGGTCTTCAATTTTTAGACCCAAGAGCTCCAGACCATCTACATAGGTCTGCATCCAATCCCTACGGGAAGACACATCTTCATCAAACTCACCCAAAAGATCGCCAGCAATAAGTTGAAGCTCTTGCTCGCCCATCTCTTCAGCCAAGTTCATGCTGAACTCCGGCTCTACTTGGCGGATCTCCAACTCCATGCCATCAATCCCAATGGTCACCGATTCGGGATCTTCAATCTCAATCTCAAGAGCCGACTCTTGCGAAACCCCTTCGTTTAGCCCAAGCGGCGCCTGGTTAAATACCTTTTCGATGGCCATAGTTAGTCCTCTAATTGATTGCAAAGCTCATCAAAGGTCAAATCCTTTGAACTACCTAGAAATTCCACGCTAAACATGTACCTGTCTCCAACATGGTTGATCACCATGTGAGGCACCTGCGTGTTAAACGCGTAATAAGTCTCTGGAAAATACGGAACCTTTCGACAACGAAAAGTTATCGATGGCTCTCCATCCATAAACAAACAATCGCTATGCAAATCCTGCAAAAGCATGTTGATGCTGACCTTACGTTCTGTGTCTGTGTGCCAGTTATAGCAAGTGTTCTCCGGCATCCTTAAGATCCCGGCATGAAAGGAGTGCCTTTCAGCTAGCTTGGTAAAAAACGGGTCTTTCAACAAAATCGTTACCGGTACAGGTAAGGCTCTAAAGTTGTAGTAGGTCATCCACTCGTCAATCAAAGACTGCTTAACAAGCTCCATCAGGGGCTTAACAATGTTTGATCGGCCGATAGGCTTATACATCAGTAGTACTCTCGTTTCCTTGGATACACCGGCTCGTCTTCTTCATCTAACGCGGTTCTAATGAACCCGCCACGCCTAAAACGCATGAGCGCCAAAGATACAGTATCTACATAGTCATCATGTTCTCCGGCAGGAAAACTGGCAACTTCATCAATCACTTCTTCAGCCCACTGAGTGTTAGGCGCCCACACCCTAGCCGAAGCAAAAATGTCTGACACCGCGTTCAACCGGGCGATCTTGTCGTTACTCTGACCCGCCTTGCCTCTCACAGGGGTGAATTCCTGAACCGGAATCCCCATAGCCCTAAGCTCATAGATCAACGGACCACCAGAAGCCTTCTTTTCAATCATCACCGCGTCAGGATCCCACTCCTTATAGAGCTCTAATGTCTTCCTCTTAAGCTCAGGGAACTCAATACGGTCTCTTTCCGCGTTTAAAAGGATGATATTGGCCTGTTCCACCCCATTATCATCGGCTTGATAGAACACACCCCAAATCGTAAACGCCGAATAGTCAGCCTTATTGTGTGCTTCATAAGCCGTATCAGCTGCCATCAGGACAAAATCACACGGTGGAGGATGGGGATGCTCCCAAACCTGCCACCACTCCCTCTTAACAATAGCCGAAGCCTCAGAGGTGGGGTTTTGCTGGTACTGCGCCATCCATTTTGAGTTAGGCAGTTCATCTTTTAGAGCTTGTAGCTCTTTAAGACTCCAAAACTCGGGCCACAATGGGTTATCAGAGGGCAAAATCGCAGGAAATTCAATAACTTCCCACTCATCTCCGCCTCTTTGGGCAGAGGCTCTTAAGACCTGGCCGGTCAAATCCCTCTTAGACCAGCGGGTTTGCACAATAATAATCGACCCACCAGGCTGTAAACGCTGTCTTGGACCAGAGGTAAACCACTCATAGACCTTATCGTAGATTTCAGGACTTGTTTCAGCCAG